GCTTACTTTGCAATCGGTTCAGACGACCAACCCGCGCGCCTTGCATACCGCATGGAATGGGCAACCAAGCTCGCTGCCCACGTTGACCCAAAGGCCCGTGCCTTGCTCTCCGCCGAGATTGCCGCAAGGGCCGAGCTTGATGCGTTTGAAGATCTTGACCTCGACCTTTCCTTTGAAGGTGACGCAGACGCCAATGACGAGGCTGATGAGTATGAGTATGACGAAACTGCCAAGGATGAGGCAGACGCCGCAACGTCCGGCCCCGATGCGCCGGACAACACTGCTCACTAATTGTTTCACGTGAAACACCGGGGGGCTCACTGCCCCCCGGCTCCCCGGCTCCGCCTCCCACAGCCGAAAAAACCCTTCGGCACTCGCCGGGCTTTTCCTCCTCCCCATGTCATTGCGTGTACCTCGAGCCATACTTTCGCCACACCGTGGTTTTTTTTTTTCGCCACTTTCGAACTGGTATGGCTTCCTGCCACAAACCCGTAGCCATACGCGCGGGCGCGATCACCGCTTGACTTGAGCCTCAGCTTGTGCTAATCTGGACCAAATCGAAAGAAAGCGCGGATCAGCCATATGAACCTCCAACTTAACCTAGTCCCGATGAGTGGGCGCGGGCGCGCGAAGAAGCCGGTTGAGCATGAGGTTGTGCGGGCGCTGAACCCCGCTGACATTCAACTCCTCTCCACAACCGAACTCGGAACTGCCCCTACCGAGCTCCAGCGCATAACGGACCGGCACCATAGCCTGGCCCGCCTGCTAGCCTCCGGCACGACCGAGTGGGAAGCAAGCCTCATCGTGGGGTACAGCGCGGCCCGTATCTCTACCCTCAAGAATTCCCCGGCCTTCCAGGAACTTCTCGCCATTTACGGCAAAGAGGTCGATCACCAGTTCCAGACCTCCCTCGAGCACATGGCCGGCCTATCCCGTGACGCACTACTCGTCCTCCGCGAACGTATCGAGGACGAACCGGAAAAGTTTACCACGAACGAACTCCGAGGCATCATCACGGATATGATTGATCGAACTGAAGGCGACCCCTCCGACAAGACTCGCCTTCCTGATATCGTTGAGCTAATCGCGCCTTCTATGGTGGACGGGCCGGTTAGTTCCGATACGGAGGACTCAACGCGTGCGGGCGCAGATTGAGCTTCCTCCTAAACTGATCCCTGTCTTCTCCGGCAAGGCTCGATATCGGGCTAGCTGGGGAGGGCGGGGATCGGGTAAAACCCGCGCTTTCGCTAAAATGACTGCAGTTGATGGATACCGACTCGGGCGCGCGGGCGTTTCCGGCGTTCTCCTCTGCGCGCGTGAACACCTCGTAAACCTTGAAGAAAGCTCCATGGAGGAGGTCAAGCAGGCCATCCGCTCCGAACCCTGGCTCGAGGCCTACTACGAAATGGGCGAAAAGTACATCCGCTCACGCGATGGACGGATCAAGTACACTTTTACCGGACTGCGCCACAACCTCGGCGGGGTCAAGTCCAAAGCCCGTATCCTGCGGTCATGGATTGAAGAAGCCGAGGGGGTTTCTGAAAAAGCTTGGCAAACCCTTCTCCCGACAATCCGCGATGAGGGAGAGGGCTGGGAGTCTGAGGTCTGGGTCACTTACAACCGCGAACAGGAAAACTCCGCGACCAACAAGCGATTTTCCCTCAATCCGCCCCTCTCCTGGGCCGGGGCAGAGATAAATTGGCGCGACAATCCGTGGTTCCCAGAGTCCCTGAACCAACAACGCCTTGACGACCAGAAGTTTCGCCCCGAAACCTACGAGCACGTTTGGGAAGGCGGCTACCTCGAGCTAACCGGGGCCCAAGTCTTTGCTGGCCACTTCGAGGTCGATGAGTTCGAGCCTGGCCCCGACTGGGCTGGCCCGTACCAAGGCCTTGACTTCGGCTACTCCCAAGACCCAACCGCAGCTACCCAATCCTACGTCTACGACAAAGTCCTCTACATCCGGCGGGAAAGCGGCAAGAAAAAGCTCGAGCTCAACGATACCGTGCCTTACCTGGCCTCCGATATTCCCCGTATCACTATGCACACCGTCCGCTGCGACTCGGCCCGTCCAGAGTCAATCTCCTACCTCAAGAATCACGGTATGCCTCAAGCCATCGCGGCTAAAAAGGGCAAAGGCTCAGTCGAAGACGGCATCGCGTACATTAAAAGTTTCGATCGCGTAGTCATCCACCCCGACTGCCCGCAGACAGCAAAAGAATTTCGCCTTCACTCGTTCAAGGTCGATAGACTCTCCGGTGATATCCTGCCCGCTTTCCAAGACACCTGGAACCACTACATCGACTCCCTCCGTTACGCGCTTGAGCCCCTCATGCGTATGCGTGGCGCTCCAGGGATACGCTCACTATGATGAATTGGTTTAAGAAAGCTGCCATTGAGGTCAAAGCCTCCCGCGCTTGGGAGTTACACTTCGTCGGAGGGCAGAAAGCGGCGTGGTCAAAAAGGACCTACGAAAACTTCTCTACCGAGGCCTATGTCTACAACGTAATCGCTTTCTCCGCGATCAATCGCATATCTTCCGCTGTCTCCAACATCCGCTGGCAGATACGCGAAGGCGATGAAGTCCTCACCGAGCATCCTCTCCTCAACCTCATGCGGCGGCCTAACCCGTTCCAGTGCGGCCATGAATGGTGGACCGCCCGGATCGGCTACGCCCTACTTTCCGGCAACTGCTACGACGAGGCGGTAGTCGTTAACGGAAAACTGAAAGAACTCTGGCCCCTCCGGCCCGACCGTATGACTGTCCTGAAGTCCTCAACCGGCCTACCCTCCGGCTACGAATACTCCATGAACGGCCAGAAACGGCGCTTTCAGGCCAACGCAGTCACCGGCCTATCCCCCATCAACCACACAAAGCTCTTCAACCCCCTCGACGATTGGTACGGAATGTCCCCGATCGAGGCTGGGGCCTTCAGCGTCGACCAGCATAATGAAGGTATGAACTGGGTCCAGTCACTCCTTCAAAACGCGGCCCGTCCCTCAGGTGTTCTTGTCGCCTCGCCCGAAACCCCCCTTTCCGCTGACGAGCACGCCCGACTCAAGAACGAAATCGAACAGCAGTATTCCGGCTCTTCCAACGCAGGCCGTCCGATGCTCCTCGAAAACGGCCTCGATTGGAAACAACTCGGCATGTCTCCCGTAGATATGGAAATCCTCAAGACGCGCGAAATGGCTGCTCGTGACATATCCCTCGCCTTCGGCGTCCCTCCACTCCTCCTCAGCATCCCCGGCGACAATACTTTCTCAAACTACCGCGAGGCGCGCCTAGGCTTTTACGAAGACACCATTATACCTTTCGTCAACTACCAGCTGTCCAAACTCAACCATTTCTTCTCGCCCTATTACCCAACCGCCAAGCTGGAAATTGCTATGGACTCCATTGAGGCCGTGGCAGAAAAACGCATGACTCAGTGGAAGATGGCCGACGCCTCGGACGACATTACCCTCAACGAGAGCCGCCAGATGAAGGGACTCCCGCCGCTGGCAGACCCCCTCGGATCAACGCTCATGTCAGAAATACGAGCCACTTCAAATAAACCCGCGACTGAGTCCGACCCAACCAAATCCTACCTCGACACATTCGGGGAGATCACCTATGGAAAACGTTGAACTTCAGCTCAGCCTCATGGACCGGATCGAACTCACCTACGAGCAAGAGCTGGCCGCGCTATTGACTTCCGCCACTGTCGCCATGACGGCTAACATCACTCTCCGCGGACGCGGCGCAGAAATGCCAACTACTTTCGCGCGCTCCCTTTCTGGTATCTTAATCGACCTATGGCTTGACTCAATCCGTGGCGCGGAAACGGTTCTACCCCTCATCGGCGTGAAGTCGGACATTCCCGCTAATCTTCTTGATGAGTACCTCGGCAACTACGGACGCCTTTCCTCCTCCCGCATAATTCGCACCACAGACAACCTCGTCCTAGCCACAATCCTGGACGGGCAAAGACAGGGGCAGTCGCTGGCTTCAATCGAGGCCGATCTACTTCTCCGTGCGCCAAATATTTCCGCACTCCGCGCGCGCGCCATCGTCGCCACAGAAACTCACGCGGCCTTTCAATACGGCTCCCAAAGGCTGGCCGAGGCTTCCGGCCTAGTCCTTCAGAAACAGTGGAATAGTATCAATGACAATCTTACTCGAGACTTTGGCATTTCTGGCCGCGTCAGTTCCTTCAATCATCGCATTATGGACGGGGTTCGTATACCACTTAAATCATCCTTTCAAATTCCACGTTTAGGCGGTGGGGTAGAGCGTCTTCTATTCCCCGGCGAGCCTTCCGGTTCCGCAGGTAATGTAATGTTCTGCCGTTGTCTTCAAACTTATGTCAGAAGGGCCTGACCCATGATCGAACGCAAAGAAGTCTCCTTCGACGTTAAGGAAATCAACGCAGCGGGCACGATTACGGGCTATGGCTCGGTCTACGAGAACCTCGACCAGGGTGACGACATTGTAGACACCAACGCCTTCGCATCGACTCTCAAAGCAATCAGCGATGGCGGGCCTATGCCGAAAATGCTCTGGCAGCACGAGCGTTCCACAGTCATCGGCGTGTGGGAAGAACTCTCTACCGACTCCCGCGGACTCAAGATGAAAGGGCGGCTCCTTCTCGAGCTTCCCAAGGCACAAGAGGCCCATGTCCTAATGTCGAACAAAGCCATCGACGGGCTCTCAATCGGATACCGTGTCAAGGGATACTCCTACGAGAATGAAGGCAAAGTCCGCCGACTCCTCGACCTTGACCTCAAAGAAACCTCCATCGTGACATTCCCGATGAACGAGGAGGCACGGGTTACTGACGTTAAGCAGTTGCAAAGCGTCCGTGATGTTGAGCGTATACTGCGTGATGCAGGTGTGCCCAACAAATTCGCTACAGCCATAGCAACCGTCGGTTACGAAAAGGCTATGGCTTCGCTCGACGCTGGACAGCGGGATGCTGCCAACGAAGCGCAAATCGCGGCTCTACGGAGTCTTTCTCAAACACTCAAGACACTGAAAGGAGACATTCATGCCTAAAGACATGGATATCGACCTGGGCCAGATTGCGAAAGATTTCGCTGAGGTTCAGATGGGCTTTTCCGCGTTCAAGGAAAAGCAGGACGCACTCGAAATCGAAACTAAGAAGGGCTTCGCGGACGTTGTGCGCAAAGAGGAAGTTGACAAAATCAACGACCATATTGAAAAGCACCAGACCGCCCTCGACGCCGTGATGGCCAGCCTGACTCGGGCCAGCCAACAAGAGTCCAAAGACACCGGCGACGGTGAGCGCGAACAGAAAGCGCTGGCTTGGGCGCAGTTGACCACAAGCCGGAACGGCTCAAAGATTGCGGAATATACCTCGAAAGACCTCGACACCTACGCGAAGGCTTTCGACACCTACTTGCGCAAAGACGACCGCACCCTGTCGGTCGAAGACACCAAGTCGCTCTCTGTCGGTCGTGACCCGGACGGCGGCTATACCGTCTACCCTGACCTGAATGGCCGGATTGTCAAGCGTATCTACGAGACTACGCCGATCCGCCAATACGCGGCTGTACAGACCATCGGCACAGACGCGCTCGAAGGCATGATCGACAACGGCGAGGCCTCCGCCGGCTGGGTAAGCGAAACCGCTTCGCGCCCTGAAACCAGCACAACTCAACTCGAGCGCTGGCGCATCCCAGTGCACGAGCTATACGCCAACCCCCGCGCAACTCAGCGTATCCTCGACGACTCCTCGATGGACCTCGCTGCGTGGCTGGCCGACAAGGTCGCAACGAAAATGTCGCGGATCGAAAACGCTGCTTATGTCGTCGGTGATGGGGCAGGCAAACCGCGTGGGTTCATGACCTACCCTGACGTTGGCACACCCGGCGCCTACGAGTATGGCAAGATCGAGCAGTTCGATACAGGCGCGAATGGCTCCTTCGTCGCAGACCCAGACGGTGGCGATGTACTTCTCGACGCCATCTATTCCATGAAGCCGGAGTATCTCGGCGGCGCCAACTGGTTCATGAACCGGCTGACGACCAGAACGGTCCGCAAACTGAAGGACTCCGACGGCGCCTACCTCTGGGCACCTGGCCTGCAGGCAGGGCAACCAACGTCCCTCCTGGCCTATCCGATCGCGCCCTTCGAGGACATGGCCAATCTGGCTACCGGCTCCCTGTCCATCGCGTTTGGTGATATGGCAGCGGCTTACCAAATCGTTGACCGCCAGGGTATTCGGGTTCTGATCGACCCGTACTCGGCTAAGCCGTTCATCCAGTACTATACGACCAAACGCACTGGCGGCGACGTAGTCGATTTTGACGCTTTGCGCATCATCAAGTTTGCAGCTTAATCAGAAGCGGGGGTGGGTGAGCTGCCCCCCTTCCTTAAATAACTGAAAGGAAAGACCATGCGCGACTTGGTTTCTTGCATCCAGACGGTACACCTTGGAAATGTCACCGTCAGTGGCACAACTGCAGCCGTCTCCGCCTTCTTCGACTCTCGTGACTTCGACTCGGTGTCCCTTGTACTCGTCAACAACACTGTGACAGACGCAGGCACCGGAGCCGGCTTTACGGTCACTTTGCAGGAGTCCCCTACCCCGGCCAACGCAGCTGCAACAGCAGTCGCGGCGCTGGAAACTGTAGACGGGGCGACCTCTGTTACAACTTCTGACGCTTCCGATAACTCGATCCCCACGGTTCTCGGCTACCTCGGCATTTCCCGATACGTCGGTGTTACTGTGACCGGGACAGCTGGCTCCAATGCGGACTTCTCCGTTATCGCTATCGGCCACAGGATGCACCGGACAACTGACCCCCTGGTCGGCACCGCTGTAGCACGTACCTAACCAGAGGTCAATGATATGACTCTTCGCGGAAACAAGAATATAACCCACAAGCAGGCAAGTACTCTTGTCTCCGCGCCCTCGGTCGAGCCAGTTACGATCGCCGAGGTCAAAGAGCAGCTTAACGGCGGCGTCGACTCTTCCAACGACAGCTTCCTCACCGCTGCTATATCCGAAGCCCGACATGAGATTGAGCAGGCTACCAACCTCGCACTCATCACACAAAGCTGGAAGCTGATGCTCGACTACTGGCCCGGTCAGACTGATCAGTGGTGGGACGGGGTTCGCATTGGCTCGATCCAAGAACTGCACGGCGGCCTGGCCTCAGGTGTTGTTTACCTTCCCCGCTACCCCGCGCAGTCTGTCACCTCCCTCACCGTCTATGACGAGGACTCCAATGAGACTACCGTAGTCGTGGCAGATATCTTTGACCTCGACACGGACAGCTACCCCTCCCGCCTCGTCCTCAAGCGTGGCGCTACCTGGCCCATCGCCACTAAATCCGTCAACGCTATCAAGATCGAATACATAGCTGGCTATGGCGACGCCGCTTCAGCCGTCCCCCCACCACTCAAGCGAGGCATACGCGCCCTCGCCGCTTGGCTATTTGAGAACCGGGGAACCGCTTGCTGCACTGGCGACGCTTATATGAAAAGCGGAGCCGCCGCCGTCTTCTCTCGTTATCAACGGCATCAGTTGTGAGTTGGTATGGTCAACGGTGAAAGACAGGAAGCCATATGAGACTGTGTGACATTCACGCCGGTCTACTCCGGCACCTCATCACAATCGAGCGGGCAACTTCAACTCGTGACGCTCTTGGCGGCTTGGTTACTACTTGGACTTCGCAGACTTCAGGGGGTGTCAAAGCGCATGTCAAGCCACTGGCGGGATACGAACTCTGGGCGGCTCAGCGTACTAACCCCCTCCTAACTGTCCAAGCCTTTATCCGATTTCGCGCTGACGCTAATCAGTTTCCCTTCTACTCCCCTAACGATCGCGTCTTATGGAACACGCGCTACTTCAGCATCACTTCCGTGATAGACCTAGAGTATGCGCACAAGTGGCTGCAACTCGACCTTACTGAAGGAGAGCCAACATGATCGTAGACCTCCGTATGTCAGGCTTCGAGACGCTCCAGCGGGAACTCAACGAATTGCTCGCCGCTGCGCATACCTCCGTTGAGCGCACCTCAAACTTTGTCGTGCAGTCTACAGCGCAGAGGGCCAAAGCTAAAATCCGGCTTTCCGCACCTACAGGCCGGGGGTATTTTCGCGAGGACCCTGACCGCTTTGTTATTGCATCGTCTCCCGGCCAGGCTCCGGCCAACGACCTCGGCATCCTAGCTCGTGGCATCACATTTACTAAGTTTGCCTCGGGTCGGGCTAACGTAATGTCAACAGCCCCCTATTCCTTTGACCTTGAGTTCGGCACGGACAGCATAGCGGCGCGGCCTTTCCTTTATCCCAGTTTCCGAGAGGCTATCGAGCAGGCCGCGAAGAAACTTCGTATAGAATTTGAGTCGCTGCTATGAGTGCGTTTCTCCTCCCTGTGCAGGCCGCTATCTACGCGCGCCTCACGTCTCAACTCACCTCTACAAACATTTACGATGATGTGCCTGACCTTCCCGCAGGTATGCCCTCCAACCTATTCCCTTACATAGTCATCGGCGAGGCCACCTCCGATAACTTCAACACCGACGACCTGCAGGCCAATATCGTAACATCTACTCTTCATGTCTGGTCGAACTACAGCGGAATGTTAGAAGTCAAAACCATCCTGGGCCTGATCTACGAGGCCCTCGACCGGCAGGCCGCCACGCTTACGGCTACCGGCTTCAGGTTCGTCGATTGCCTGCACGATTTTACTACCGCCGTCAAAGTAGCTGATGGTAAACTTCACCACGGCGTTTGCCGTTACAAACTCACAGTAGAGAAGGAATAAAGCTATGGCTGGTTTTACAGGACGCGCACTTACGGTTGACTGGGCTGCCACAACCCTAGTCGGAGTCAAGACCAAAGGCGTCAACGCCTCGAACACTTACGTAGACGTCACCACTGACGACGACAATGGCTATCGCACTCTGCTGGCGACGCCGGGCCTGCGAGCAATTGAGATCACAGTCTCTGGCGTTGCCTCGGACGAGGTTCTGCCCGCAGCTTTCTTTGCCGCTAACGTGGCTGCGGCGGAGATTGTCGTTAGCCTCCCCTCTTCCTTGGCTACCGCTGGCAACATCACGGGCTCCTTCCTGATCTCCTCCTACGAGCAGTCAGGCAACTCCGACGGCTCCTTCGACTTCTCGGCTACTTTCATGTCGTCAGGCGCCTTCGTTTACACCGCCTCAACCGCATAAGGAACTCCAATGCGCGAAACCTTTATCAAGCTGGGAGGGGTGGACTACACCCTCCTGGCTAACTTCAAAACCTCTGTCGAGGTGGCGAAGAAAGTCGAAGACCCTATGTATATCATGCGGGAAGCCATGCTTGAGTCTATTATGACTGAGCGCGGGATCAAGTATGAGCCGAAGTTCATGTTCAACGTGGAAAACGTAGTTGAGACCCTCTTTATCGGTATGTACGCAGCTGACTCAAAGATTACGAAAGAGCAGGTCCAAGACCTTGTATTCGATGAGGGCTTCTTCGAGAGCAAGAAATTCGCAACCGAGTACCTTGCCTCCATCGTAGGGCCAAAGCCTACTAAGCAGCCCACGGTGGATGAGACTAAGCCCGCGGGAAAGTAACATGGGCCTCTTTTGTGGAGTCGGCTTACAAGCTGGCGCGGATATGGGAGATGGCCCCAAGCGAGTTCTGGCAGCTCTCCACGACAGAGTTTTGGTGGGAGTATGATGCGCGGTTCCGCGAGGATAATAAGGACAATGTTAAAGGCCTCGGCGGGGTCAGCGAAAGCGAATGGGCTGCAGCTCGGGCGAAGCATCAGGAGAAGATGAAGAATGGCTGAACTTAGCGAACTTCTTATCCGAGTTAACAGCGACACTACGAGCGCTGAAAACGGCCTGCGCTCTCTCGGGGGTCTCCTAGACCAGTACGGGAACCAGATCGAGTCGGCGGCGGATCGGACGCGTCGTCTGCAGACTGCAAGTAACCAGGCTTTCGGCAACTTGCGCCGTAGCCTACTCCCCGCCACAGCGGCTGCCGACGACTTCGCCCGCGCGCAGCGACTTATCAACGCGCAATTCGCGGCGGGCAATATCAACTCCATGAACGAGCATGTGGAATTGCTCCGCCTAGCCGCTATTCGCTACGGGCAGGTCATCCCTCAAGTGGAGGGCGCCAACAACGCGATGCGGTCCACTCGTTTCCACTCTGCGAACATTGTCGCGCAGTTTAATGACATTAGCGTAATGATGGCCGCTGGACAAAGTCCCTTTATCATGGCTATGCAACAGGGTACTCAGCTTAGTCAAGTTCTTAACACCATGGGTGATAGCGCTGACATTTTTGATACCCTGAAAGAGGCCGTCCTTCAGTTCATCAACCCGGTTTCCCTAGCCACGGTAGCTGTGGTGGCTCTGGTTGGCGTTACCTATGCTTTCATCGCCAACCTGCAAGATGCTCAAGAGGAGGTAGATGAGCTTGATGATGTAATTAATAGTCTAGTGGAGTCTACCACAAGAGCCTCACTAGAGGTGGAAAAACTCAACTCGGCCTTCAAGAACACTGAGCAAGTAAGAGCTTTTCGCGCCATCAACGAAACTAAAGAAGCGATAGCCGAACTCGAGGAGGAGTTAAAATCATTCGCCGATGCGCAGCAACTGGTCCAACTGCAGGGCCTGGTGGGCATTGATTTTTTAGCTACCTACAAGTCATTCAAACTACGTGGAGCTATTGACGACTTAGAAGAACTCTACGAGCAGCTCGAGAAGAACCAGAAGGTAGTTGACGAGCTGGAGTTGAACGATAGAACGCGGGACGCGGCGGCTTCGTACTGGAAAGCGCGGCAAGCGGCGGAAGATCGTCTAGCCGACGCGGCGCGCGCCAGGTTTGCGGCGGTTTATGACTACTATGCGGAAAGTAGATCTTTCAGCAATGCACAACTAGCAGAAGCCAATGAACTCCTAGCAAAATACGGAGAACAAGCTTTAGCTCTACAGCTGGCAGCCGAGCACGGTAAAGACAGCCTCGAGGTAGCGCGCAACAAAGCACGCGCCGAGCGCGAAGTCGGGATGGAGTTGATAGACTCGCTAG